GGCCTTTGATGTGGCGGATGACGTCCATGGCCATTGCGGTGTCCATCGCCCGACGCAGCTTGCTCCCCAGCGACGGTGCCATGGCCTGCACCAGCTTGGTCTTATGGGAGACCTTCGCCGGGGCGGAGTCTGCCACCGTCACGTCCGGGCCCGCACGGCCTTCCACGACGATGGCCACGTGATTGAACTTGATATCGTGCATCTCACCATCGAAGTGCTGCCCATCGAGGTTGCCTTCCGTCATCACGGCAGTGTAGCGATAGGCGCAGGACAGCTCGGTCTGCTCCTTGCTCATCACGCCTTGAATCGCGCTGGCCTTCCAGATGCAGAGGCTATTGATCAGGTATGGTGCTTGGAGCTCAGCGGTCTCGCCGGTCGTCCCCACCTGATGTTCCGCAATGTCCGGATTCATCAGATCGAACGCGCTGACCTCGATGTGAGCGTCCATCAGTGGGATCATGTTCGCGGTGGACGCTGCCTTCTCCAGCTCGGCTGCCGGACGGTGCATGTAGTAGGTCTTCTTCGGGTCCAGGCCCAGGGTCTCCCAGTTGGGGATCTCAGCGCCCAGATAGGGGTTTACCGTGGCCTTGCTGATGTTGCACCCATCCACGTGCAAAAAGCCCTGCGCATCATAGGAGCGGGCGGAAGCATCGATGGTTAAGTGCTGGGATTTCGACATTTGCGCTACCCCCTGACCTTTTTAGCTGCCTTGGTCAGATGTACCTGCATGCTATTGCCGTGGAACGCAGCCGCAGCGAGGGCCCCGCCCGCGCTGAGGAGCGTAGAGGCCTCGCGGTGGAGCAGCGCGGCCCTGTAGTGATCAGCGGGCTCACCGCTGGCGTTGGCGGCCTTGGTCATCGCATCCGCTTGTGCGGCCAGCGCAGCCGCTCGGCTGGCGATCATGTTCGGGTGTGGCGCTGCGGATGAAACGAACCGTGCGGCATTCTGCGGTGAGACCGTGGCGATCACGGGGGCCGTAGTCGGAGCGACGGTCACTGTGGGCTTCCATTCCAGGGGCGGTACGGCCTCCTTCGCATGATCGCCCTGGACGACCACAGAGTCGGTGGGGGCCGTGGGCGCGACCGTAGGGGCCTCCACAGCATTCGACGAGCCCTGGGTCGTTCCAGGCGCCTCCATGGAGCCTTCCTGGGCCTCCAGCGAGGCCAGCTCGGCTGCGTCCGCCTCCTCCTGGGCCTTCAGCTGGGCCAGGTCCGCCTTGATCTCATCCTTCTTGTTCACCCTCGCCTCCTTCCTCATCGTTGTCGTTGTACCCAGGGATGATGCTCCGAGAGAGACATCCACAGTTGATGGCCTCGCCGGGCTGAACAGGGCCGAACCCATCCTCGAAGTCGTGGCCCTCGTCCACCGGGTATTCTTCACCGTCGAAGTCCAGGTGTTCCTCGCGCGGATTGGGCGTGTAGGTAGTGTGCGTCCAGAGAGCCTTCTCAATGCCCAGCTCCTGCTGGCGAAGCTGGTGAATGTAGCCAGTGATCTTGTTGTTCTGGTCCCGGGCGATGAGTGCTGCGTGGCGGAGATCTTCCGCCCCGAGCTTTTCCAGCGTGTCCGTGTACTCACGGATCTCACGTCCGGCCAGCACGGACTCCTCCGTGGCCTTGCGGATCTTCTCGTGGTAGGATTTGGGGATCTTCTTGATGAGATCCACGTTGTCAGCCACGCGGGCGCGGATCTTGGCCTGCATGGCCTCGTCTGCGCTGAACTTCACGCCGAAACTCTTCTTGGCAGCCTCGGTGAATGCGGAGTCAAGCACCACGGTCTGCGGCTTTTCCACCTGGAAACCATGCTTGCGGAGCTCAGTGGCCAGGGCCTGATCATGGTGTCGTACAACGCCCCAGGCAAATTGCGTGGCCAGCTCATGGGCACGCGACGCGAACACCTCGGTCCAGTAGGTCTCCAGCGCAGTCAGCGTGTGCTGCATCTGCTGTGGCACTGCCCCCATGGGGTGAGCTGGGTACAGGTCCACCATCTTCCGCATAGTGTGGGCGCGCATATCAGCGCACAGGTCCTGCAGCCGCGATCGATACCAGGCCTCTTCTCCCGCGCTGGGGCGGATAGGGGCCAGAACGATCCGCTGGCGGGTGGGGGAGACGAGCTTCATCGCGGCCCCTTTCCCGCGTCCAGCCGTGCGGAGAAGCCCTGGCACCGCAGGGCGCAGATCACGCGCTCGGCCTCCGTGGCCGCGTCGAACTTCTCAGGGACCTCCAGCTTGGCTTCCTCATACAGCTTGAGGATGAGCGGCTTGAGAGCCTCTTCCACCACGGACTTGAGCATCTCCTTCTTCATGCCTGCCACCCCCCGCATTCCTTGATATGGTCCATGGCCTGACGCCAGTGCTTGTCGCCCTGTATGGAATCGAGTCCGTGGAACGACGCTGCCTTGAGGTGCGCCTCGGCTGCCTTGCGGTGCGTGGCATCGCCGCAGGCATCGCCGCTGGCCTGCTCGGCCCGGCGGGTGAGGAGCTCAGCGCGTTGCGCGTGGGTCTTCTTAGAGGTGCCCAGCCGTCCGTCCGTCCACTGGTTGGCGTCATGCACGAGCGCGGTGTCCGGTCCGTTCATCTCGGCGGCCTCGGCCGCGCCCTCGCTGGCTCCTTGCTCCGCGCTGACCTTGCCTCCTGCAGCCTTGGGCTGGGCAGGCGTCATGGGGCCTTCCGGGTGGTCCACGTCCAGGTTGTTCCAGCCACTGTCGGGGTCGGACGCTACCTGGCCCCGCACCTCTTCCGGTGTGACCGCACCCAGCGCCACGAGGATCTGCGCGCCCTCGTTCTTACTCTTCTGGATCATAGCCATTTCCTTGCCGGACATGGTCATGAGCGGCTCGAACTCAAACGTGATGTCGTCAATGATCTCGCCCCACAGGCTGAGCATCGTGACCTTCAGCAGCGTCTCCAGGTTCTCGCGAAGCAGCACCTCTTGCTGATCCTCCACGTAGTCGTAATAGATCTTGAGGTCACCTTCGTTCGTGGCATTGAGGCCCTTGGGCGTGATGCCGAGCATGATGACCAGAGGCATCTTCGCCACTGCCGCCATGTGCTCCTGGGCCTGCGCCTGCAGATCCGCGAGTCCGCCCAGCGAAGTCTCGTGCTTTTCGAACTCTTCCGTCTCCTTGTCGAGGAGCATCAGCCCTTGGTTGTTGCGGACCTGGTTGAACATCATCGCGCGGGACAGCACGCTGGGGTCATCCGTGCCGCTCAGCACCGTGGACAGGTCAGTCTTCAGCACCGAGCACGAGAAGTTCTTGAGCAGAGCGCCCACACTGTCCCGCGTGTTCAGCCAATAGTCCACGTAAGGTTGCGCGAGCTGAGAAAGCGACATGCCTGAGAAGTTGTAGACAGGCTTCAGCAGGTCGGGCAGCGGGCGAGCCACGCCAGTCAACATGCGCGTGTCGTGCACCTTCTGGCCATAGACGAACCACGCACTGGGCGCGTAGTAATCCGCCTTCAGCGGCCAGCTGGAGTTGTACGCTGCCGGGTAAGTGGTGATCGGCTCCACGATCTTGATCTTGCGCAGACTGCCCTTGAGGATCTTGTACTGGTTCATCAAGAGCGGCGTCTCGAGCTCCTGGCCTTCGGTGTCGCCCAGGTCCATGAAGATCTGGCACCGGCCCATCTGCTCTTCCAGCTCCACGAACCGCTGGCAGATCTTCCGGACCTTGAGGCGCCTCCACTCAGCCTCGATCTCGCCGATCTTGTCGCTGCGGTCCTTGCCCGACACCGTCTTGAACTTGATCCACTTGCGGGTCATCTCCTTGGCGGTGCGCTCGGACATGTCCCGATACTCGGTGATCTGCGTCAGCTCCGTCAAGTAGGGAAAGCCCGGGAAGCCGAGCCCCGTGAACGCGATCGGCGCACTACCTCCGCAGCCCCACGAGCCTTCCCACGCAGCGTCCATCGCCAAGACGTGGTCATCCGGAGCGACGAATGTGGGCGGAGTGTACGGGTCCACGGTCCACTGCGGGACGGGGAGGCGCAGCGGGTTGCCAGACAGCCGGGCCATGAAGGCCTCATTGATGGCCATTTTGTGCTTGGCCACGACCTCCTTCACGTGCTCCTGCTGCTCTCTGCGCCGACGATCCAGCAGGGCGGAGCGCATCTTGCGGCGATGGTCCTCCCGCACCGCGAGGTAACGGGCCTGCTGGCGGGCGAGCCAGGAGAGGGCGCTCATCGCATCGCCTTCTTCAGCTTGCTGGTAGTCTCGGCCTTCTTCTGCTTCTCGAGATTCTCCACGTGCTGCTTGAGATTGAAGAGCACTGGGCCTCCACCCTGCGTGATGGTGACGTCTCCCGGTTCCCAGATATAGCGCTCGGCGCGGTCATTCTTAGCTGACATAAGACAACCTCACGTGCAGATGCTTGTCGCCGACCTTGGGAGTCATCACGCTATCTACGCGGAATTTGGCGCCGCGCGGGACAAGAACTTCACTTTCTCCCGGATGGCTGCTCCACTGGCGGATGTTCAGAGCCTTTGCGCCTTTCGGCGCCATGATATGTAGAATAACGCCGTGAAGTTCGCTGAACTCCTTGGCCACGTTTTCTCTTGTAGATGTAGACACGAAACCCTTGTCGTGCACGACCATACCTTGTTTGATCTCATCGCCAAATATGCGCTGTGCCGACTTGATCTTGATGCCGCGATACAGTTCCGTGTCGTTCTTCAGTTCTGCGTGCTCCAGCACATGGTCTAGCAATCTGACATGCGCAGCAGTAGTGACGGGGAGGGCTTCTACAGACTTTCCCTCACGAAGAGCGTGCGACATGTACCTGTACTCACTGCCCGTGTACGCCTTGATCGCCTCGATGTGTTCAGGAGAGAGCGCGATGCCTGTTATTTTTGAAAGTTCTTGGTGGGTAGGCAGCAACTCACCAGTTGCTGTTTTGGCAGAAAGAAGCTTTTGATACTTCTCTTTTGGAGCAGGCAGCAACTCACCAGTTGCTGTTTTGGCAGAAAGAAGCTTTTGATACTTCTCTTTTGGAGCACCAGTGAGCAATCCTTTGTTATCTGCAGAGGCCAAGAATTTCTGTGCACTCTCGTAATTCATACTTTCTGGATGTTGCGCATGAAACAGCGCCTTTGCGATGTTCTCCTGTATCTCTGCAGGTGACATCTCTGGCATCTTCTTGCCGCCAAAGTACTTCGCGTTCTCAGCGGCGGCAACGGTCGTGGTCATCGGCGCAGCAGGAATGGCGTGCCCAGTGCTCGGCGTTGCGGCATTCACCATCACAGGCTCTGTCGGTGCCACGGAAGACTTCGCAGCATTCAGAAGCAGCTTGCCTTGCGTCATCAGCACAGCCGTCTTGTCCAACTGCTTCGCGCTGAGATAGTTCTTGTCATGCGCAGCGTTCAGGAACGCCCTCGCCTGCGCATTGAACTTCTCGGACATATCGCCATGCTTGAGGTGGTAGAGTGCATGCTCGATAGCCTTGCCGCGCTCTTCCTTGCTCATATTGTCGATATGCTTCTTGGCGAAGTGTTCCTTCTTGTCGGGCACGCCACGAGGCGTATGCTCTGCGTAGCCGAACTCACCAGGGAAGTGTCCGTGCGTGTCGTCCTCAGCAAGCACGAAACGCGGCTTCCGCACCGCGTCCTCCGCCAAAATGAAGTTAGCCGCAGTAATCATCGCCGCAGCCCTCCTGTCGCGCTGGCCACGGGGAATAGATTCCCCGGGCCCAGGCGCTTCATGAAGTCATTGCTGATCTTCATCGGCCCGCCCGGCCCTTCAGCCAGATCCGTCAGAGCCCATACCAGCGCATCCATACGGTCGGGGGAGTCGGTGTCCGTGGCCGGGTTCCAGTCGCACATCTGGTCTTCCAGGATGGGGAAGCTCCCCACATGATGGACGCGTCCCTGTTCGTAGAGTGCAGAAATGGGCTCTGCGCGGACAGCCTTGCCGCGCGACGCATGGACGGCCGTGTAGGCAGCGTTCCTGCCAGCGGGCTTCCCACCGATAACGACATGCCGAAGGACAGACTCCACCATCTCTCCGCCATTGTTCACCTCGCCAATGATTCGGTCTGCCTTGTGGGTGAGATAGGCCAACACAGCGGCCTCGCCCCACCCATCGGGAGACAGTTTGCAGGAACAGTCATCCAGGACCCAGAAGTGCGCGGGCGTCTGGCGGTCCACGCCCGCCACCACGATCCCCGTCTCGTCGCTCTTCTCGTTGGATGACGCTGCCGGGTCCACCCCCACCACCACGCGCCGAAGTCCATCAGGCATCTGCACCGTGCGATCCCGGTCGATCCAGGTTCGCTGCCACAGAGCACCTGGATTGTCGGTCAGGATCTCCGCCTCCAGTTCCTGCCGACCCAGTCGAGTGCCCTCATACTTCGTGACGATGTGGGAGAGGAACGTCGTAGCGAGGTTGTCACGATTGTCGTACGTCCGACCTCGGGTAACGTAGACCGTGGGGTCTTTGACGAGCTCACGGATCAGCCGGGTCGGCTTAGGGGTCGTTGTAACGACGGCCTGCGGGTTGGCCCCCAGGCGCAGACCCAGCCGGGCCTGGTCCCACGATTCCGCATACCGCCATGCCGCGATCTCATCGCACCAGAGATTGCCATGCTGCTTTCCGCGCAGACGATCCGGCTCATCGGCTGTGAAGATCAGGGACTTCGCGCCATTGGGCCAGGAGAGCTGCCGTTTGCTGGCGAGGTATTCCGGGCGTTCATCCTTGGGGCAGATGGCGAGAATGCCGGACTCACCCTCCACCATGATGTCTCGCGCGTCGTCCGCAGTGGCGCCGATCAGATTGACGAATTCGTTGTTGGGAATCCACTGGCGCACAGTCTCCGCGCCCGTACGCGTCTTGCCAAAGCCTCGGCCGGCGAGGATCAGCCACGTAATCCAATCGCCGGGTGGGAGGAGCTGCTCATCACGCGCCCAGAATTCCCAGTCGTAGTAGAGAGCCCGATATTCCTCGGGGGTCAGCTCGGCGAGCCGCGCATCGCGCTCTTCCAGCGGAAGCAGCTTGAAGATGCTAGCGGAGAAGTTTCGCACGGAGCTTCTCCAGAAGGGCCTTGTCGTCGTCCGTGTTGATGTTCGCGTTGACGTTGAGATTCTCAGTCCGCTCGCGGAAGCGGCTGGGTTTCTGGCCCTTGAGGAGGAACATCGCGAGTGCATCGCTGTATTCCCGCACGATTCCGACCATGGAGCCGCCCTGGTAGACGGCACGATCATATCCCTCGAATGCTCGGCGTTCACACTCTTCTTGCAGCTTTTCGTAGCCGACATTGTAGGCTTCATCAAAGCGGGCCTTGAACGCAGGATCCGAGCCCTTCATTGCATACACCCGGTCACGAGAGATGCCAGCGGCCTCGGACGACTTTGTCACATTGGCCGTCTCGCTCAGCCGGGCGAAGAACACATCCCACCGCTGGGGAGCAATCACCTTGCCCGCGCTCTCGGCGCTGGACCTCCGTGTTCTCTTTGTTGGGCCGATCCCCATGGGGCAATCTCCGGGACACTCGCAGGCTTAAAA